ACAGCGTGTCTTAAACCGCCTGTTTCTGTTTTACCAGTTGCAGTATTAAATCTTGCGATTGTTAATACATGAGTTGATATTCCTGTTATTTTATAATAGACACCTGAAGGCGCACCGTCAGTTGAAGGCACATTACTTGCGTCTCCAAATTCTAGTATGTCACCAACTTGCATTAAACTTCCATCGTCAACAGTAATTGTTGTATCTCCGATAGCAGCAGAAGCGTCAGCAACTAGATTGCCACTCATTGAATGAGGTCCAAAAGCAGTAGAGTTAGAACACACAGAAATTTTAAGTGAATTTCCTAATGTTCCTGCTTCTCTAGCAGCGTAAGCACCTACATTACCAGCAAAACTTGCAGCTGATGAGAAGTTGTCTAGGTAATCAGTTGTATTTTTTATTAAGACAGCAGTACCTGATACAGCGGCATTTACCATGCCTGATATCGGTCTTACTACCTTCAGATTATTTCCGTATCCTAAAAAGTTTGCAGCTGTAAACCATTCTTCAAAGTTAGTTGAATTTGGTTTACCAAAAACGTCAGCCAATTCTTTTTCAGATGAAATTGTAGTAATCTCATCAATTGGTCCTTTTTCAGCTGTTATTACTATACCAGCGCTGCTTGTAGAAACAGCAGGAATGACATTAGTAAGATCCTTTTCAGTAACGAGAACACCTGGTGATACTTGAAAAGCCATATTTAGTTCTCCTTAATATTAAGTTTATTCGTTTATTAGTTATAACCCTTTGTCAATATTTATATGATACCAAAACTACACTATTCTCCTTTGCGATATGATACAGGTTGCCAAACCTCTCCTGCGTCAACAAAATAACCGTCTTGTCCCTCTGGATCATTCAATCCATCATCTATAAATCCGAAAGGCGCCATATCTGCCTCAATAGCATTCTGTTGATCGGTAAACATTTGCCCCCTTACATTAACATTCGTTAGTTCTTTGAAATATCGTTGATTTGCCAACCATGAAAATATAACTAAACACATTACAAGATCATCGGTTGCGCCTGTTTCTGCCTCAAAGGATTTACCTTTTGATATGAAAGTTGACAGTTCAGATATAATATCAAAGTCTTGAATGATTAACTTATCAGCCTCTATCAGACTTTTCATATTTGAAGTTCCAATTTTTTTCGTGCCTTTAGTCATTCTTAAACCTAGTTGATTACCTCTACCACTAAAACCCCCTCCTAAAACTTGTCCCGAACGGCCTCGTTGCGTTACCATCATCATGTTGTCATATTCTAACTCAAACTGTAAAGCGTCTGCTACCTGTTGTCCTAGATCGTTTATCTCTACTAATACAAATGCATTGTTATAAATTTTTGCTACTTTACTAATAACATTAGGAAGAACAATCGGTTTAATATCATTATCTCTGTACTTCGCAACTATCTTATAAGGTGTTTGTGTAACATCTATAACAACAAATGCTGAATAGTCACTTGATAATCCTCTTGATACATCAACCGTGGTTACATAGATACGATCTTTAACTGGCATTTCATAGACATCAAGTCCCATAGGACTCTTTCTAGGATTAACAACTGCCATTGTTTTTAATTTACTTGCATTAATAAGCGTATCAACACTTCCCAAGAACTCACATTCAAACTCGGTCTGGAATTGTTCTATACTTGTATTTCTTATTGTTTGTTCTTTCCATGCCTCATCACGACCTGGTACCTCTGACCAATGCACTTCAATTGGTGCATAGTCATTTCTTTTGTTTGTTGCATCCATCCACATTTTATAAAACATATTCATTCCATGAGGTGTAGATACAATCATAACCTTTGATGATTTACCAGATGATATTGTAGGATATACTGAACTAAAAAATTCTTCGGCAATATTATTGGGTACATAGGCGAACTCGTCTAGAAATATTATATTAAAGGTACTTCCCCGAACAGCACTAGAAGATGTGCTCGCCGCTACGATTCTACTTCCGTTTTCTAATTCAATTGAACCTTTGTTCCAGTTAAGAACGCCTTGTTGCATCCATTTTGGTAGGTGCTCGTAAGCCAATTGCAATCGCCCTAATAAATCTCTTGCCGTAGAGGATTTATTTGCTAATATTGCAACATTCACATTATCGTTAAACAACACATAATGTAAGAGGTAAGAAACAATGATAGTTGATTTTCCACTCTGTCTAGGTAATTTACATATTGTAAACCTATTGTCGTGAAAAGTATCTACCATTGTCCGTTGAAAATCATACATCTCAAAAGGCACAAGACCTTTATCAATAGTAACAATCTTCAAATAGTTTTCTATAAAATATTTAGGATCCTCTAAACACTTCATCACCTCTTCAACTTGATTTTTTGTAAATCTTGTTTTAGTGTGACCTTTTTTTAGATTAGGATTTCCTAAGTATTGATCTAATTTACTCATTTTCTTTTTTATAATCCGCCTTGTTCATAAACACATACATTTTTTCACCAAGTAAATTACCTGCTTCGTAGTCTGACGGATAATGAAACCCTGCTTTTACTCTACCATAACCACCCTCATCACCCGCTTTAATTAATTCTCTTTCATGTTCAGGAAATTTACCAGCAACATATTTTGCAATTAATCTTGACTGAGCAGCGTGACCACTTGGATAAGATTTCGTCTTATTTGTTTTACTTGGTAGTGTATTAATTGTTTTATCTACGTCAACAGGTCTATCTCTATTAAAATGTTTTTTAAAATGACTAATAATAGGAACAGATTCATCAATGATTTGGTCAAACTCACCATCGTGAAATACTAAACCTTTTTCTTCACAAAATTTTCTGATTGCATAAAAAGGCTCTTGATCGTGATTTCTAATTGATTCAACATCTTTTGCTGATCTATTTGCAACAATAATTTTTACTTCTTCAGCTTCACCTTTATCGTCCATAGGTGGTGGCGGAAGAGTAATATTTTGTTCTAATCCTACTCTAAAAAATATCATTTCTTTTTCTTTAATAGTTTTGTTAATTCGGTTGTTGATCCTACAAACAATGCATTAGTAACACTTTTAGGACCTGTGTTTGGTACATCTTTAATCTTCTTTAATTTTTCTTGTAAGTCTAAAAGATTTTGTGATACTTCACTTACAGTTTTAATCAATTGACCTGCAACTTCATAAGCACGAGGATGTTCTCCCTCTTTTGCAAGTGATAGTATACCGTCTATTGCTTCATTACCTTTGTCAAGTAAGTTGTAAAGATTTTTTCTACCAGTTTCAAAATCAATATCTGGATCTTTATCATTTGGTACTGTTGCTGTTAGTTCTTTTTTTGTTTCTATTTTAACTTCTTGTGGTACTATCTCACCAGCAATATCTAAAACTTCATTTAATTTATCATTTATTGTGCTCATAATTATTTGTCATCACCTGTTCCCTCATCATAGTTTAATCCATCATTAAAAAAATCAAGAGTTGTTGTATATGTGTATGTATCATCTTTATCAGCAGATGTTGGATTAGGTGTAACCGTAACCCTTTCGCTTCTTGATGGTGCTTTGTCAGACGTATTAGTATATAAATCAGCTGATACTTTTTTAATTACAGCACTTGTGCTAATTGGTCCATATAGATAAATTTTTGCTGTAAATTTTAGTGAGTATATTATTCTTCTTAATGATGTTAATGTACCTTGATAACTATCCTCATAGTCAACACTTTCTAATATAAAAGGTATATCTCTTTTTGTATCCATTGTTCTATCTTGAATCATAGTTACTGTATAATCTGGTTGAAAGTATGGAAGTATTTGTTCTAAAATTTGTAAACCGTCATCTGAATTAGCAGTAAAAGCATTTAACTCAAAACTTACATCATATGGCACAGGCATATATTGTGAGTTTAATTTTGATGTATCAGAATTTGTTGTAACAGCAGTAATTTTTTGATTCTTATTTAATTTTCTACTACCATCATAAGCATATCCTGTAATATCAAATGCCATACGAGGTAAAGTAATTGCCACACTTGAATCTGATCCAGTTAAATCTGAATTTTGATCTAATCTTGCAATAAATTTTTCTTTAGGTGAATATGATAAAGGTACTCTAATATTTTGTAAAGGGTTACCACTAGAATCTAATCGTTTAATATTAATATTATTAAAGATTGTACCAAAGGCAATTACAGTATTA